AAAAAGAGAGATATGGAAACAAACAACATTTATCAGGTCTTAGATGATCTAACTGCATTCGCAGAGAACTTAGGAAGCGAATGGATGGAAGAGCGATTAGCAATGCTAGAGGCTCATATCGGAGTATTAGAAATTAATCAATCAACTAAATAATCATGAAGAAAGGAAAAGTTGTAGCGGTAAATCCGCAAGGGGACTATCAGTTAAAAGATGGAAGAACTTTGTATAAGTTCGTTTTGAGTTTTGATAATGGAGATACAGGAGAATACTCTTCAGTTAAGCCAGATCAAAATAAGTTTGTAGTAGGTCAGGAAGCAGAATATGAATTGAATGCTACGCAGTATGGTAATCGCATCAAGCCTGTTTACTCACAAGGTGGAGGATTCTCAGGTGGTGGATATTCTGGAGGTAAGTATTCAGCAGGATCTGATGACAAGCAGAAGATGATTGTAAAGCAATCCTGCCTTAAAGCAGCAGTTGATCTCCTAAAAGATAAAGGTGCTAAGAGTACAGATGTTCTAAAGATAGCAGATTCATTTGTTGCTTGGGTATTGGAAGAAGATAAGAAGGAAACTTCATATGATAATCACTTCTCTTCCAGAGAGGAGAAGATAGAGGTAGCAACTGCTATCGTAAACGGACAAGCAGCAGATGATGATTTACCATTCTAGTTGATTGATTGTGTTAGGTAGAGGGGAGCAGAAATGCTCCTCTTTTTTTTTCTCAGGATCTGAGATATTAAAAATATATTGTTAATTTAGATAGATGATCCACAAACACATAATTCAATCAAATAAGACTCTTCGCTATCTTGAGAGAGCGAGAGAAGGAAAGATATCAGAGGCATCAAGATTTGGAGTAGGAGAGATAGATGATCATTTAAGATTCAAGAAAGGAAATTTCATAGTAGTAACAGGACACGCTAATGTAGGAAAGACTCACACGATGACTTATCTGCAATTACTACACACCTTAGAGAATGGAACGAAGTGGCTTATTTATTCCTCAGAGAATGAGGTTCAATCACTCCAGAGAAAGCTAATAGAGTTTCTAGCAGGAAAGCCAATCAATCAAATAGATGAGCAGACCTTCTGGAGGCATCACGCTTTTATTGAGGGACATTGGGCATTTATAGATAGTGAATTAATCGTGAATGCTTTTGAGTTGTTAGATATCGCAAGAGAGGTATATGATGCTTGGGAGTTTCAGGGAATGATGATTGATCCTTATAATTCGCTAACGATTAAGAAGGAGGATGTAGGTAAGGGAATCTCAACTCATGAATATCATTATGAGGTAACAAGCCATATTAGGAAGTTCTGCAAGGAATATGGTATTACTACGATCCTGAATACGCATCCTGCTACTCAAGCATTAAGACAGGTTCATAGAGGATCTCACGAATATGCTAATCATACGATGCCGCCTATGGCGAGTGATGTTGAAGGCGGTGGTAAGTTCGTGAACCGCTCAGATGAATTTTTTGTCATTCACAGGTATACGCAGCATCCAACAGATTGGATCTTCACAGATATCCATGTGAGGAAGGTGAAGGAGTTAGAGTCTGGAGGAAGACCTACTCCATTAGATGAGCCTATTAGAATGGAATCTACACAGGGGAATTGTGGATTCCGAATTAATGGAATAAATTTGGTAACTAAAGAAAGGGAAATAGATGGATCTCCATTTTGAGGGTAATAGGCTATACTATATGGAAAAGGAGGCAGAGTTATTTAGGGCTTTAGACCACCTGAGTAAAGAGTTGAGTGATCAGAAGAATATGACTAAGGAAGATATGTGGGAGGTATTCCAGATTCTTGCTGATTCAGCAGCAGTCTATCGCCACATAACAGATTACTTTAATACTCTAGATAAGTTGATCCTAGATGCTAGGATTGAGAATGGGAAATTGAAGCAGGAGATGTATGATATAAAGAAAGAAAATCATAGATTAAGTGAGATGTTAAATAGAGAGATGGATGGACTTTAAGAGAAAGATGAATAATGGTCAGAGGTTTGAGATCAATGGAATGGAGTTCATATGTATTGAAACTCACGCATACTTTCAAACTAGGACTGATGAAGAAGAATCAGATATTGATGTAGGAAGTAGCTACTATATTGTAAGGAATACCTCAACAGGTAAGCTACATAGAATACCATTTCAGAAAATAATAGAAAAAGAAAAAGAGATAATATGGAAGATTTAAGCATATTGATGAGGGATTACTATGATGAGATATCTATCATACCTAACAACACTAGAGAAACTGAGCAAGTGTTCGCCAGATCCGCTATGATGGTAGCGATGAGAAAGTATATGACCTTGATGCAGATTGGTAGAATCTTTGATAAGAATCACGCTACAATACATCACGCAGTTAAGAATCACGAGATGAATTATGATTGGAGTGAGTTGTATAGATACTACTATTCTACTGCCGTTCAGATGCTTCTAGATTGCCCTATTGAGAACATCAAAAGTGATAACCGCCTTCAGGCTCAGTTTACTAGACAGAAGATGAGGATAGTTGAGTTGGAGTATGAAGTGCAGAAATTAACATTGAAGTGTCAAGAATTGAATGATAATTGCAGTATATTACGCAAACAGAATAAAAACTTTAAGGAGTTGATAGATGCAAATTGAATTTAGCCCTATTTATGGATTGATGTTTGGCTTTAATTATGCTTACTATCCTGAGATAGAAGAGAAGAAGCCTATGCACCTGATCCAGATTGCGCTAGGTTTAGTCATCGTACAAATAGCATGGGAAGAATAGAAACATTCTATAGGAAGAATTTCAAAAGGCTAACAGGATTTATAAAAGAATATACTGATGGTTCTTATGAGATTGCATCTGATATAGTTCAGATGGTGTTTCTACGGCTATTAGAATTAGAGAGCGAAGGGAGAACCAACTTTTACGAGGAGGACTCCCTTAACTTTTTTTATGTCTATAGATCCTGTATCAATACGGCTTTCAAATATCAGAGAGCAAAGAAGAAAATCAACAAGGTATCTATAGAGGAATTGCATTTTGACTATTATCTAGATCAGCCATATCCAGAGGAGAAAGCAGCACTTGAGAAACTCATAAACTATATGGAGGATGAGATGAAGGAACTTCATTGGTATGATGAGAAGATGATCAGGATACATATGGAGGGAACAAGTATGAATAAAATACATAGAGAGACAGATATCGGTTTAACATCAATTAAGAATACGATTAAGAATGGGAAAGCAAAAATCCAAGAAAGACTCCAAGAAGATTGGGAAGACTTCCAGAATGGAGACTACGACAAAATCTAAGGGATTAGGAGATACTATTGAGAAGATCACAGAGGCTACAGGAATTAAAGCAGTAGTGAAGGCGGTAGTTGGTGAGGACTGCGGATGTGATGATCGTAGAGATGTACTTAATAAGTTGTTTCCTTATAAGAAGATAAAGCCTGAATGCTTAGAACCTGATGAGATAGAATACCTATCAAGTGGTGTTTTAAGAAAGTCCACATTGCAGTACCAAGATCGTGAGAGAATAGCAACGATACACGCTAGAGTATTTAACCACAAGTTTGATGTGCCTTGCACCTGTTCACCTAAGATCTGGATGCAATGGATGAGAGAACTTAAAGAATTGCTTGATGCAACTAAGGAAGTATCTTAAAGAAGGGAGAAAACTTAGTGATGATAGAACCGCCATTTGTGTTGATGTAGGCAAATCAGGAGAAGCGTTATTTAAGGAACTTACAGGAGCGCACAAATCTAGCCTAGCTGATGATAAGAAGCACATAGACTTCTATTGGGGAGATATGAAGGTAGATGTCAAAGGATTGAAGAAGATGCATCATTCTGGATATATCCTTCTGGAGTTTATCAATGTCTGGGGAGGTCATGGATGGTGCAGTAGAAAGAGCAAGGCTGAGTATATAGCCTTTCAGTTTGCAGATGCCTTCTATATATTCAGGAAGAATCACCTGAGGAGGAGAGCATTGGATTTATGTGAGGAGTTTGATAGATCTAAGATTCTTAGGAGGAATTGGATTCCATATCAGGAAGCGATGTATAAGTGGGTAGGTAGATATAATGCTCAAGATGTGTTCACTTATCTAAAGATGGAAGATGTAGAGGATCTGATCTTTGAGATCCTACCATATAAAATAGTAGAGAAATGATATTAGTATTATTTGGAATAGGATTGGGGATAGCCCTGAATCAAGTTAGGTCATTACAGAAGAGAGTTGATGATCTAGAGGAGTTCATTGGAGAAACTTTTTTTAAGGATGAT